GGTGGGGTAGGCGTACTCGGCATAGGCAAGGATCCTGTCGAGCGAAAGCACCCAATCGCGAGGAGCTTGTGAACGGACCGCTGACAAAAAAGATTCCTTAGAGTCGCAGCCGACGATATCGTGCCATCTCGCAGAATTTGATCCCGCATCATTACCAGCCTCATCGGGGGCTGTACCATACTCGTAAACGACGTCGTTGTCCTTTCCGACATAGTCGTATACCTTTCGTGGTGTTGTTCGAACCGATTTAATATTCCCGTGAGATCCGAAGTAATCGAAAGCGTCGGGTGATTGGACAGTGACAGGCGACTCAAAGCTAAGGAATACATGGAAATGAATGCCTCCATCGCTGTGAGACTCTCGTCCAATTCGTATGCACACAGGATCCTCAAAATCCCGTTGCACAGACTCAAGGAAAGTTCCTCCATTGTTAGAGAACTGGCGCTGGACATCTTCGGAAGTTTGCGGAAAAGTAAGAATGAATGCTTTGGCACGTGCTCGAAATCTTGCCATAGGCGGTGAGGTCAAAAGGGAGAGAGACTTGGTAATGTTATTCTCTCCCTTTGACCTTTGACCTTTGACCACACTATAAATACCCCGTCCACCCCCTCACGTGGTGCGCGATTTTTCTTCCCAGATCAACCATGGCTTACGGTCGCTTCTCCAATCGGCGACGCCGGACTTACGGTCGACGTACGAGGCGCACTCGGCGCTCGTATCGACGCAATTTTAATTCGTCCAGTTTCTCCCGCAGTCGCAGACGAGGATACAGGAGGCGAGGAAGAATGACGAGTCGACGAGTGAGAAACATTGCTGCTCGCAAAAAGCAGGATACTGTGTTTGGAGCTATCGCTCAGACCTCCACTGCTCCTGGAGTTCGAGGTCTCACGTCAGGAGTGACTTATTTTATGTATAATGCGACCTATCGACTTTATCAAGATCATGACAATGATCATGTGCGCACCACTCAGAATCCTTACTTCGTTGGTGTGAGGGATCGTGTGCAGTTGTCTGCCACCTTTCCCTATACACATAGACGTGTGTGTTTTTGGACACATGAGCAGTTTGCTGCTGGTCAGCCGTACGTTTTCGAGGCTGACGTGGACGGTGAACCCTCGTACATGCGCCGCCCGCTCGAGCCCCTTGATCCTGTGTCAAATGACGCACTCTTTGAATATTTGTTCAAAGGATCTCTTGGCATTGATTACTCTGCCGACACTAGGGCTATTACCCCTCTTGATTCTAAGCGATTACGTATCGTTTACGATCAGACCTTCAATATCAACCCTTTGATTGGTGCTCCTACAGCCACTGCGACTTTTGGAGGTCGCATTACCTCACGCAAGTTTTGGCATCCAATTAATCAGACTGTCTACTACGATGAAGACGAAGATGGAGCTTCGGTCAGTCCTAATCGTCCTGGATTTGTTTCCAGATCACCTCATTGCCCTGGAAACTTTTACATTATGGACATATTCTCCAGTGGACAGGATACTGGAGATGATACTACCCCTATTGGATCGTTCACTCCTGAAACGACAGTTTATTGGCACGAGAGTTAGAGTACCCAACAGAATGCACTAGTTACATGAATTATGTCACAATTTCCCAACAGCCAATCGTAGTCTGCCTTAGCACAGCCTCCTGGGTCATCGTTCATCAACATGATGCAAGGTTTACCCCACTGGATGGTTTTCTTGCGTTTGTATTTGTCAGTGATGACGAATTCCTTCTGGGCACCTAACCATCCCTTGTATGAGTGGAAGAATTCGAATCCTCCCTGAATGTCGTCGAATACTGCGTAGTCCGTGGACTCACTGAAGGAGTCGAGGTTGAATTGTAAGTTGAAGTAAGAGTGTCTTCCCAGACTACGGGCGAAAAGAGTCTTTCCTGTCCTTGTTGGACCCCATAGAATGAGTGATTTAACTCTGCATACAAGTTAATAAGAAAACAACTACCTGCCGGAGGCGAAGTCCGATGAGAAACCGCCGACGGAGGGGGGTAAGGCGGCGGCACTCAGGCCGCCCCCCCGGAGGAGATAGCGCCTTACCGTTCTCCGACAATTCTGCCAATGGCTGCCTGCTCTCGCCATTCCGCAAGTCCCGGAACGCGTCCATACGCCGTAGTGATGGGCGGTGATTGATATGGTGGTACGACGGTGGGGTAGGCGTACTCGGCATAGGCAAGGATCCTGTCGAGCGAAAGCACCCAATCGCGAGGAGCTTGTGAACGGACCGCTGACAAAAAAGATTCCTTAGAGTCGCAGCCGACGATATCG